TACTCGTTGATCGTGTCCAGAAGGTCGTCGTTTTGGTTGAGCCCGTTCTGAGCCCCCTGCACAATGAGATTGAAAGCCTCGTCGGCCGTAATGCCAAACTGATCCATTAAGCTGTTGACCGCCCGCAAGCTCTCCGTAGTGTCAAACTCGAACACGTCCTCCAGTGTAAGGGCGTTTTTTGTTACTTTCTCAAGGCTGGCGTTGTCGAGGTCGTCCGTCATTTGAATGACCGTTGCGAGGGCGTCAGAGACAGCTCCGAGGTTTTCCCCGTAGTTGTCGTTGTAGACGTCATAAAGCACGTCGGAATAGTTCGCCATTTCGTCCGACGAGGCCCCGACTTTGGCGTTCAGCTTCGCCATGGCGGTGTCGCCCTCAGTTGCCAGCTCCTTGAAGCCTTCGACCGCTGAATCGATCACCTTTGTGGCAAGGTTAGCAATGACATTTTTCAGCACTGTGTAGCCTTCGCTGGAGCTTTCGGCGCTTTTCCCGGCGTCCTCCATGGCCTTGTCTAACCGGTTGGCTGCCTGCTCGGCAGCATTTAGTTCCTTCTGGTTGTCGCTCAGTTCACCAGACAGGGCGCTTATCTGCCCGGCCAGTTCTTTGGCCTCCTTGGAGCCCCGGCCCTGTTCGAGAGACACGTCCATGTACTTGGATTTTAACGCGTCCAGCTCAGATTGCTGGGAAGCTATTTTTTTACGCAAGCCGTCCGTCGCGCCTCCTGCGTCGTCTTGAGCGTCAGCAAGCCGCTGTGCTGCCTTCTGGGCGCTTTCGAGCGTGTCCTTGTTGTCCTCCAGTTCTCTGGAGAGGCGCTGGATCGTCTGAGCTAGTTCCTCGGCCTGATCGGTTCCGTCCTCACCGCTTACCACATAGTTGGCGTACTGCTTTTGCAGGTCTTTGAGAACAGAGCCCTGCGTGTCCATTTCGGCGGCCAGTACAGCCGCAGATCCGGCGGCCTCCAGCGTTTCGGTGCTCATTTCTTCGAGCCGTTCGACGGCCTCCGTAATCGATTTTTGAAGGCTTGGGCTCAGCGTTCCGGCTATGCTTACGACTGTTTCCAGTGTTTTGCCTTCGGCCATTGCGATCACCTCCTTTTGCGGCCTTTATTGAAGCGCGGAGGGTTGTTTTTCTGCTTGCGCTTTTGTTCAGCAGCAAGATCCTCCGCTGCCTCCGCATATTCCACAATAAAGTCGGTTAGTCGCTTTTTTTCGAGGTCGCAGACGCTTGTGTGGTAAACTCTGGCGTAGTCTCTGAACGCTCGTCGGATTCGCTTTCCTGAGAGGCCGCTTCCGACTTGAGCATAAAATTTCGGCCTATCCCCATAACCTCCACCACGTCGCGCCCGTGGATCCTCTCCAGATCGGAAAAGTCGTAAGTTGGATTTACTGCGACAATGGCAGCATAGCCGAGGTAAAGGTGCAGGCCGAAGTCAAACTCGGCAGCGGGTGAGACGCCCACGTTTTTCATACCTGCGGCCATTTTCCTCTTGGCCTCTGCCTCCGCAAAAAGAGGGCCTGTGATTTCGTTCGGATCGTATGTGATTTTTTCGACGGTCTTGCCGTCGATTGTGATCGGGTTTTTCAGTGTCATGGTGAGTTCTTTCGGTGTGTTGCCCATGGTTTTCTCCTTTCAATTAAAGCCCGCCAGTGTCCCCGGCGGGCTTGATTATATTACAGCAGGTTGTTGACTTCCTTCATGTAGTCCTTGCCATTTACCCGGAGGATTTGGCTCAGTCTGTCCACGCACATGATCTCGACGCCGTTCGCGTAAATCTGTACGCGGGTGACGCCGTAAGTCATTTCGTTTTCAGGGGCGCTGCCTACTTCGACGCCAATGCCGGGCATATTGCCGGGCATAGTCCTCACGAACGCCTTGCAGCCTTCGACCGCTTGGGAGCCGTCGGACTTGGTGACGTTCTGCACCCACCTAAATTCAAAATTTTGCTTCTGGAGCCTGTTCATGCGGCTGAGGCCGCTGTCTATGCCGATCTTTGTGATCGCCAGTTCCATGTGCTCCAAAAGTCCGATAAGGGGCACGCTCATGGTGCCCATGGCCTGCACGTCGGCAGTCAGGAAGGTGAGGGCCGGAAGGGTGAAACTCACGTCCTTAGCCACCAGAACATTGTCGGAATATACCGTGTCGGCCACTACCGGGCCTTTAATATCAAGCCAGTTTGCCATAATTATTCACCTCCAAAAAATGCAGCAAAGCCCTCGTCCGTGTAGCATACGCCAGCAGTACCGGACTTAAAGGGCGGTGTATTGGTTACATTGATGTCCCATCTAAAATCACCGTTTACCATGTTACTGGTTGGGTTGGCTGTCTCCAGAAATTCAACGGAAGGCGTGCCGATTAAAGCGCCGAGGCCCACCAGAGCGTCGAGCTTCTCCTGCTCGTAGTTGAGGATCGTGTCCTTGTCCTGCGGCGTCATTGGAGCGTCAATCTGCGTGCCGTGATCCAGCTGGAAGCTGTTCGTTATATACATAAGCATACGGATATTGACGTCGAAGATCGCGCGTGCGTCCATGCTGCCGTTATAGGTGTAGGCGGCAGTGTGTGGCCCCCATAATACCCATACACCAGCCCAGAACACCGCAGTCGTGATCCCTTTTTCGTTCAGGGTATTGCCCGCCTGCTGGTCGAAGCCTCTGTTTTTGGAGCCTTCTCCGAAGTATTGGCCGGTCGCCATGATCGCCTTGTTGGAAGGGCTCTCAAACGGTACAGCGGCGTGGCCTTTGTCTACGCGCAGCATATTGACCGTGCAGGCGGTAGAAAGGTGATAAATATTGCCGGATCCGTCTTTGACCTTGGGCCAGCACACTTTGGAGATTTCAGCCGTGTAGCCGTTGCTTGTTTTCCACTGAATAGCCTTCGCTATCGTGTCAACCGCGTTCCCGGTGCTGTCAGCGAGAGGAATGTCGGCATTGACGAAGGCGTCCCAGTGCCCGTTGATTTTTTGGGCGGCTGCCACGAGTGCCTTGTAAACGGCCGGAATGTGGCTCCAGCCCGGAGCTGCCAGAATATTGGCGATTACGTTCTCCTGCTGATAGAGCAGTGAAAGGGCACTTATGCCGGTGTACTCTCCGAGTTCCGTCGCAGATCCGATAATATCGGAGCTTTCGACTGCGGCAGCGTCCACTTCGTTGTACGAGCACTGCACTTCTCCGGTCATTTCTGTGATAGCCTTCACCACGACCGTGCCGTTTGTGAAGTTATAGCCCAGAGAGTAGTCCACGCCTTCGACCTTATCAGCTATGGCGAAGGTATCAAGAATAATCGTGGAGCTTTCAAACTCGGCGCGGCCATTGGAGAAGGACAGCGCTCTGGTTGTCTTTTCTTCCGTCTTGTGGACGTCCGGATCCAGTACGTTGATAATATAGATCGGGCCCACATTTCCTACGGTGTTGTTAAAATGCCCGGCAAAAGCCTCGCAGAGTGTGAAGTCCTCCCAGTTGTCGGAGTACCCGACGCGGCTCTGAGTGTCCTGCATATTAACCAGCTTGAGCGGGTTGTTGATAAGTCCGGCGTCGGCATAGCCCCTGATCAGGTTGACCGGTGCTGTTCCGAAGTAGACGGCAATCACGCTGCCCTGTGATGTGCTCGTGACTTTACTGTCGCCAATTTCGCCGTAAGTTCCATGTTTATAAGCCATTTGCTTAACCTCCTTGTTTTATAATAAATCTCTGTATTTTTCCGGCGTCCGCTGTACGGCTCCGGCTTCGAGCGTGAAGGCGATCCAGCTGTGCCAGTAGGGGTAATAGTCCCAGATCACCCCGTCCTCAGTAAAGGGCCCGTAGGTGATCCCGGCTTCTTTGGCGAGCCTCCAGCCCGCAATATATTCGGTGCTCTCTATTTCCTTGAGCACCAGATCGGCAAAGTTCCACACGTCCCGCCAGCCTTCTGTGTTTCTGGCGTAGCGCTCCAGAGCCTCCGGCCCGTCAAGTCGGTAATAGGAGTAACCGCCCAGTGCTTGCGCGTTTTCCCTCGCGTAGAAGGTGTCGCCGCCGTTCTCTCCGGGGTTCCAGCAGGCCAGACAAAGCCGGAGCTTTAGCCTGCGTTTACCGGCCAGCAGCTCGTCGCTGCCCTCAAGCAGCTGCACACACACCGAGGGGATCGGAGCCGGAACACTCGGCGGCAGTCTATCCTTGCCCGGAACATAGAGGGGGAAGGCGGCGGGGTGAATGTATCGAGGTAGGGTTCCTGAGTTGTCGTCGTCGTTTGGCATTTTAAGCTCAATTTTGACGCACACCTGCTCGTTGAGCCATTTCACCAGATCCTCGAATGTTTTAACCAGCGTCATGTCCTCGCCTCCTTAATACGTCCGGTTTTGTTTCAGAGCCACCTCAGTGAGCCCCATGTCGCTGCCGCTCGCCACGACCATGAGCTCCTTGCCGTCTAAATTGAACAAGGAGCCGGGAGAAGGTTCACGAGCAAAGTCGGAGCTCCTGCCATAGAGCAGCACGTCGGCCTCGACCATTCCGAGGATCTGACCGTTCTTCATTTTGACCATTTGATCGTTGTCAATTACGACGTCGATCGTCTTGCCTTCAATGCGGTGCTGCTCTGCAAATTCCGTTAAATTCAGGAACACGCTGCCGAGATCGTCGGCAATTTGCTCCTTGAAGGACTTCATTTATTCCTCCAGATCGGCCGTGTTTTCAGTCTTGAGCGGTTCGCTCTTGGCTGCTTTTGCGGCTTCGATCATGGCAATGACCTCTTTCTTGCTCTTGGCTGCACTGGCGTCAACGCCATGCGCGGCGGCGGCCCTGCGGAGATCTGCCATTTTCATGTCTGCGCTGTAGTCGTCAGAAAGTTCCACGACCTCAGCGACCCCCAGAGCGACGAGCTCGGCCTCACGCTCTGCGGACAATGAAAAAGGAGCCGAGTGCTTTGTGATAGCCTCAACAGCTCCATTCTTTAATAGTCCATAGGTTCCCTTTGTTATCCTTATCATGTCGCCACCCCCATTACACCGGATCGGCGGCGTTCAAATCCGGGAGCTGGTTCTCGTCCTCGTCGGTGTCGTCCTCGCTGTCCTTTGCTGCAGCTTCCTTCGCCGTGTCGATTGCGGCCACAACCTGCGCCTTGCTTCTCATGGCCTCAGCGTCCACGCCGTAGGCTTTGGCGATCGCCTTGAGTTCGTCCAGCTTCATGCTATCGTTGTAAGCAGGTAGCTCAGCGGTTCCCGGCTCTGCGTCGTCCTCTTTTTCGTCACCGGCAGGGGGCTCAGGCGGCTTGTCAGAGACGGCAGCTTGAGAGAAAGCGGTCGCCTGCTCGTGGTACTTCGCAATACCAGACGCAACAAGCTCGGCCTCTCTTTTTCCGTCAAGTTCAAACGGGCCGTTCTTGGACGTTTTTAGCTCCATGCGGTTATTCTCAAAAACTCCGACCGTTCCACTAATTACTTTAATCATGTGCTTTGCTCCTTTCTGGCTTCTATTACAGCACTTTGGCAGTGATAAAGCTGTTTTTATTGTCCGGTACAAGCAGCGGGCAGCTGGTCAGTATCAGCTCTCTGGTGTTGCTGGTTGCGTCGCTGATATACTTCGGTACATAGCGGCCGGTGTAAGTGTGAAATTCGCCGTCTGCCTGTTCAACCTGAGTAACAGCACCATAGAGAGTGCGACCGGCAGCAGGAGCTCCGACTGCAATGCGTCCAGCCGGAACGTACTGCTTGATCTGTCCGTTTTCGTCCTCGTAGGTTTCCTCGTAAGATAAAAAGTCAACCATGCGGCCCTTGATATTGAGACGAGCGAACCTTGAAGCACCGGAAGGCAGGAGCTCAGGATCTACGCCGCCGACGTTGTAGTTTCTCACGTCAAGCAGTTTCAGGATCCACTCGTTTGCCAGCATTGTGTCGGCAACGTCAGGAGCGCAGAGCACCTCAGTGGCAGAGAGGCCACGAGAGGTCAGCATGGAGATCATGGCTGCGACGTCGGCGATCATCTGCTTGCCGGACGCCTCGGTGGTATTCCAGAGTGCTGCCGGTGCATATACGGCCGGGTTGCTGGCTCCGTCGTAGAAACGGATCTCCTTGTCCTCGTATCTGCCCATGTCGTCAATGTAGTGGCGCATTACGCAGCCGTTGGTGAAAATAGTCTCGGAGGCCATGGCCTCCTTGCGGCGCATAATCATGGTGCGCATGTCGTCAGCGTCTTTCATAATCATGACACCCTGCCTTTGCTCAGGTGTCAGCTGGGAATATAAAGCCTCACCAAAACCGCGCTTTCTCAGATCGTCAATAGTGAGCGGGCGCTTCGGC